TTGTTTCCTTAGAAATATATGAACCCACGCATATAACTACTTCTTTATCTATAGCATTAAGCGATATGTTTGTTATTCGGTGATAACTTGGCTTAATACCATAACTTGAATTAAGTTCTTTTATAATTGCCATAGTAAACTCCTAACTAGATGTCGTTTCAACGCTACTAGAAGAGCTACTTGTGATGCTATTAGTATTAACGCACATTATTCCTTTTGAGCATCTTACATAAAGTTTACCTGTAGAATAATCAACAGCTAGTTCACCATTTCTTGTCAGATTAGATGTTGTTGGAATTTTAGTGCCTCTTTTAACGATAATGGTCGCCATTAGTAAGTACCCCCATCTATTGTTGAATTTGGGGTTAAAACTTTAGAACTATCAATACCAATCTCAAACTTCTTTATCGCCATTCCATATGCTTCAGCGATTGAATAATGCATAAGAATTCCACCTTGAACAGTATTAGAATCAAAATCACTAGCTCTTGCTTCCCATAGGCATGACCTAGACTCTTGAAGCTCAGAGGCATATAGATTTTCAAATTTATCTCTATCAGCAGCGTTAAGATGGGTGTTATCACCTTTATGTGAATTAAATGTGCTTGTTGAAACACCACCTAGCTCGCTTAAAGAAATATTAACTGCTCCAGTCTTACCATTAACGGAAGTTACTTTATCAGTTGGACTTTTTAGTTCTTGCCAATTTGCTAAAGTTGAATATGGTTCACCTTTTAAAATAAATGTTTTAGATAAGTCATTTCTAATACAAATATCACCTGTTTCAGCTTGGCTAAGTTTAAGCATCTCATCTTGACTGCTTACGACAAAGGTATTTGTAATAGCAATTCTAGGAATGATGCTACTAGAAAGGAAACCATCACTATCAACAACGGGTATCTGACCTTCACCGTTTCCAACATCATATTTACTGGCAGTTCCTAAATCAAGCTCATTGATCTTTGAATTTAAAACTGAGGTTAGGTTATTAGAGTTTACAAATTCAAAGTAATCGCTAGCGCTAAGTGGATTCGAACTTGAGCCTGTCTTATTGGCTTTAGCGATATACAAATTACCACCATTTAAGTCAATTAAAGGCTCACCTTGTTTAATGGTTCCACTTGTACCAGTTAAAGGCCCACTTCCGCTTGTAGTCTTTCTTCTAAGTTGTATTGTTGCCATTTAAATCTCCTCCTTAATAAAAACAATCAATTCTTTTTAAAGTGTGAGTTGAACTACCTAGTTCGATATAAAGATAGTCTCCACTTCGTTCTATATATCCGTTATAGTTAGTTCCTAAATAGTTATAAGTAAAAGTAAGGTTAGTCGTGCCTTTAAGAGTGTTCAATGAAACAGCAACAATGTTATTACAACAGGCAAAAGTAATAAGGACTGCTGGTTTAGAAATCATCGAAGAGATATTGAATTTATAAGTAGATTCACTCTTAGTCGGAAATGTAAAACTTTGACATCTTAAGCCATGTTGAAGGCCACTAATTCTATTATTAAGTTCTGTTTTTGCTTCACTTACTTGAGTTAAGCAATTGTTCCTTGTAGTATCTATTTTCGTTTGATTGGTCTCTATATATTTAATTACTGATTTATCTAAAGTAAGTGAAGTTGTCGTTTTTGAATAGCCGACCATAGGAAACTCAAATACACCATCGCTTTCTAACAAATTAGTTTGAGTAAGGCTTGGATAATTACTTGAGGTTCCTTCTTTTAAAGTAAGGCTAGCTACATTATTTATCGTATCTATTTTAAGGATTACATAACCTTTCTTTGTACTATCTAAACTGACTGAAATATTAGTTCCATTTTCGATATAGATCCTTCTTCCATAAATTGAAACAAAGCCATCTTTAAAAGTGATCTTCCCATTTGATGATGTAGCCTCACACTTATCACCTAAATCAGTAAATATGCCGTTCGTTTTATTTGTTAAATACCAGTTAAAGAAAGCATCGTCTTTTGCAGTATTTAAAGCCTCATCAAAAGTTAATTTTTTAAGTCCCATTAGTAAATCCCTCCATCAAAATTCATGATTGCAGTCGATACATTGACTACCGATTTATTGTTACTAGTTCCACCATTCATCATCTTTATCTTGTCTGTAAGTGATGTCCTTTGCTCACCCAAAGTAAGGGTGCAACTAGCAAAAGTGTTTTTATATTTAATTTGAGTAAGCATAGTCGTATAGGTTCTTTTAGGAGCATAAAACTCAACAAAATAGCCAATAAAAATGTTACCTAAAGGAACAAAGACATTATTTGTAACATCTAGATCAAAAGTTATCTGATGATCATTTGAGCTTTTAATGAGCTTTTCTTTAGCTTTGCTCTCTAGTTTTTCATAGTCACTATCGCTATAAAACTCACTTTCAACATTTACATAAGGAAAGCGCCTATCATCATCTTTATTAGTAGTGATACTTCCATCAGTTAAAAGATAATATTCGACTTCTTTTTTGTGCTCTTCATTTTCTTCTTTAGGATAAAAGATACATTTATTGACGACATTTTCTTCGCTTTCTTTAATCTTTAAATTGCTGATAGCTTTTAAGTCATGACGAAGCTTTACGATGTGCGTTTCTTCTTCAATTACGATCTCGATATTAGAGAACCTTCCTCTAATGAAATTAACTTTATATTTAATGACTACACCATAAGTTTTAGTGATTGTTTCCATCAAATCTTCAATGTTCATCAAAGTATCAGCATCATAATTAAAACTCCCCTCAATATCTGAATTAGAGGTGACAGTTAAATATCTAAGGTTCTGCTTTGAATCACTATTACTTACAAACGCTTTTTTAATAGTGTCTGCTAAAAACTTACAAACATTACCAGTAAAAGAACTTACAGGAACTTTGATATTAAATATCTCTTTAAAGTCGTTAAGCTGAACTTTGCTCGTCTTATCATCATTTAAAGTGATAGCCTGAACGATGCCAATATAAGAAAGCTTTCCTTCCTTTAAAACGACGATATCGCCTACACTAGCCTTGATTTCTTCTTTGTTGACAGTGAAGTTAGATTTTTGTTTAACCACACTATCAAGAACAATTTCAAACTCACTAGAAACATAAGCGTTATCTTTATATTTAAGCGTTATTCTATCTAAAAATATCAGTTTCATATTAATTACCTAAATACCCTTCTATCATTGTGATTGAGCAGCTTGGACTTCCTTGTGTATTAGGAACAAATGTTAGTTCATAGGTTCCACGCTCTAAAAAGATGAAATTATCGCAAGAAAAATCCTGATACTCATATGCATTAATTTTTTCATTATTCTCTTCTATTGTTATCTCTTGCCTGCTTGGAAAGGCATCAACAACAATCGTGCAGTTATTAGATTCATAATAAATCTTGAGCTTACTTACTTCTATTCCGTCTTTTGTAACGATTACTTCAGGATTAGAAACCTCTCCTTTTATGGTGATTTTTAAAGGAGCTTTCGCATAACCATTATTAGTAAGTGTCATCTTTCCTTTACTTGAAACGCTATACTTGTATGGATAAGTAAAAGGATAGATCTTACCTTCCTTTGAAACACTTATCGTCACTTCACTTATAACGTCCTTATACCAATATGAGAGCCTTTTAAGTTTTAATTCGCTTGTTAAAGTCCCACCACTAATCTCAGTCTTTGATAAACTTTCAACTTCAACATAAGCATACTTAGTATCGTCACTTGTGTAATAAAGTTTTAACTCATGAGAAGTCTCTAAAAATGATAAAAACCTTTTAAAACCTTGATATTTTCTTAAAAAAGCTAGATTAAAGACGATATCTTGCATAGGTATTGTTTCATCGATTTTCTTATAGATATTATCAAAGTCAAAGTAAGTATTAGTCTTTTGAAAACCTAGACCTGTAATAGATGAAATAAGCGTCATAGAAGAATAGTCAAATCTATACTCTTCACCCAAATCATTAATAAGCCAAAGTTTCCTCATAGATAACTACCTCCAAGCGCCTCATTGATAGTGTTGACATCAAAAGTGCTAGAACTTGTATTGATAGTGACGTTATTCGTAGTTTGATTATTAACAGTGCTATTAGATGTATTTGTTTCGTTACTTGAGCTAGGAGTAAACCAACCGACAACTGTGTCTATGATATCCATTAGCCAACCGACTGTATGATCTAAAATCCACTGAACGCACTCGATAATAGCGTTAAGAATATCTAAAATTGGCTTTAATACCGCGTATAACACTTCTAGCACTGGTGCGATTACTCTTTGAATAATCTCGGCTAGCATCGTAAAAAGCGGCATGAAAGCCTCTAGTATCTTCCCTACTGCATCAAGTACAGCTTTAATCGGAAGAAGTAATACATTAAGTAAAGGAACTAAAAGATTAATTAAGTTTCCTATCACTTCCATTACAAGCTCAATGATAGGCATTAAAACTTCACCTACTGCTTCGACTATCATGAAGATTGGCTCAAGTATCTGCATTAAGATACTACCAAGCTCCATCAAGATATCTTTGAATGTCTCGGTTTGAGTTAAAGCCATAATAAGAATGGCAATCAAAGCTCCTATTCCTAAAGTAGCAGCACTTATTCCAGCACCAGCAAAAAAGCCACTAGTTCCAGTAGCGGTTAAAGCAGCCGATAAGCCTTTTACAATTGGAATGATAGTTGTAATGATTTTTATGGCAGGTCCAATAGCGGCAACCAGTCCTATAACTACTAAAATCGTCTTTTTAGTCGTGTCATTCATGTTGGCTAGTTTATTTGCCCATTCACTAATCTTTGGAATGATTGAATCTTTAAGATAAGTTAAAAACTCAGTCATTATAGGAAGTAAGATCTGCGCTAGTTCTACTCCTAATGTTTGAAGTTCTTGTTTAACCTTATCTAATTCATCATTAAACTTAGCAGAAGCCTCGACTTCTTCTTCCGTGATAACACCTAACTCCTGACATTCATTTTTAAAGTTATCAATTTCAGTACTTGAAGCACTTAAAAGTTGCTGTAAATCAGTACCTATCTTTTCACCAAAGATATCATTTGCAATTCCAACTCTTAAAGTTTCATCTTCTAAATTAGCTAAGGCATTACGAATAATCTCAAAAGCCTCATCGACATTTTTACCTTTTAAATCATCATAGGCAATTCCTAGTTTTGTTAAGGCTTCCGTTGCAGATGAGGTATTGCCACTAGCTAAATCACCAAGTAATGAGTTAGTTTTAGTAAAGGCTTTTTGAAGTTGCTCATTATCTACTGCAAGAAGTTTTGCTACATAGTTCCATTCTTGAAGTGCCTCTACTGACATTCCAAGCTTCGAGGCTTGATCTCCTAACTCATCAGCTGTTTCAGCACTTTTAACGGACAATGTAGTTAAAGCTGTAACTGCGCCTAGAATTGGTGCGGTCACATACTTAGTAAGATTTGAGCCAACTTTACTTAACTTATTTAAATTAGCATTTCCGAGTTCATTAATTTTCTTGGTGGTATCTTCAAGTTGATTATTTAACTTACTAATATCGGCTTCTGTATATTCAACGTTTCTTCTAAGCTGATTAAATTCCTTTACGGAGATATCACCAATCTCAAGAGCTTTCTTAGCCTTTTCTAATTGCTCATTTTGATTTTGAAGTTTCTTTTTCGTCTCTTCTAAAATTGAGTTAAGTGTTTCTTGTTTTTTCTTCCAAAGGTCAAGATTAGTTGAATCATAGCGTAAAGAGGTATTAATAGCCTTTAAGTCTTTTTGTTGTTCTTTAAGATTAGCTTTGATATTAGTTAATTCGTTTTGTAGGTCTTTTGCATCAAGTGTTAATTTGATATTTAAACCTCTTACTGTTTCAGCCATTTAGTTACCTCCTTTCGCTATAAGAAAAAACTATCAATATCAGATTGATTCGCTCTCCTATTGGTTTCACCTTTATAGAGTTCTTTTTCAATTTCAATAAGCTCTATATAGGTTCCAATATCAAAGTGTTTGGCATCTTCAATTGATAGTCCTAGTTTTGCAATGTTAAAAATGATCGCAGAAGAAAAGGAATACTTATTATCGAAAGGTCTCTCCCTTATTTCCTCCTGCTTTCTTATCTGTTTTTAATAGCTCAACAATAGTGTTCGTTAAATTAGTTAAAAGAGCTGCATCATTTAAAATAGAAAAGTCTAGTTTTTCTAAAAACACTTTAAAAGTCTCATTTTCTTTAGGATTTGATAAAACAAAGACAATTCTAAAAATGATCTCAATAACATTCGTGATGTTTTCTTCTTTTGTGTTCTCTAACTTCTTGATGTCATTAAAAAGCTCACTTCCAAAGCGAGACTTATAATCGATTAAAGAATATAAACTGCTTCTTAAAATGAGTTTTTTATCGCCTAAAATTACTTCTTTTTCCATAGACTATCCCTCGATTGTAGGAAGCGTAACCTTATCAAAGAAAGACTCATAATTCGTGTCACCTTTAGATGCGATGACTCTTAAAACTTCCTTATCATTTACTTCAATTGGACGAGCAGTGATAGTTAAAGATACACTGTTAGCCTCAATTGAGTCAGCCTTTGATTTGGTTGATTGTCCGACTGGTGTAGCTGTGCATAAGAAATACCAGACTCTTCTAGCTTTACTATCGCCTTGAATTTCATA